GCACCACACTAGCACGCGCAAAGCGTACTTGGTTCATGTTTGGTGACAATGTCGCATTCATGGCCTTGTTAATGTTTGAGCTTGACAAGCACATCCTAAGAGCAAAAAAACTCAATATGTTACCTGCTTTTAGAGCCGATACTGTGTCCGACATTAACCTTGGTGGACATTTTGTCTTTATGTATCCTGAATTGTATCTATACGATTACACCGCGTCTATCGATAGGGCTCTGCAATGGAAAAAAGAATCACATCTCGTAAAAAACAGATACTTCACATTTAGCGCCAAAGAGGACAATTGGTCTGCTTGTGTCAAGGCATTAAAAGCAGGAATAAATGTAGCAGTACCGATAAAATATGAGAAGTCTGAAGGCATTCCCAAAAGCTTTAAAGGCTTTTTAACCTTCGACGCGGACTTGCATGACGCACGATTCTTGGACCCACAGGAAGATATTGGTCGAATTGCGGTGTTGTATCCTAAAGGACCAAAAGCCAAAAAAGACAGCAGCGGGTTTGTTCATCAATGGGCCAAAGATGCCTTATTTATCTAAGGAATAAAAAAAAGATAGAAAAAGATAAAAAAAAGATTGACAAGTAAACAGATACTTTACTATAACAGTTTTAACATTTGGAGTAGGAACCATGACAAAAAAAGAACAAAGAAAACTAGTGTCCCAATGGGTTGCGCTCAATGGCGCAGAACAATTGGAAACCAAACCCTGCAAACTGATAATTTTGCAGGAAGTAAAAGACTTGGGGCATTGTTCACAGGATGGACTTAGCCACGTACAAATCAGGGGGATAGTATGAATTTCAGCAACGAATTAGTAGAAGTAATCAAGGGCAGCGCAATCGCAGAATATGAGTTTAGCGCAAGCGCAACAGATTGTGCACGAGGTGCGCAGCTAGAGCTTGAGCATGATATAGCAGATGTCATACATGAGATACTAGACAAAGTAGAAAATGCAGCCGGATATAACGGGCCGGGGTTTGCCAAAAACGACACGAAAACACCGCTAAAGAGGTGCGCCATGAAGTTTTTAGCATTAGTGCTCGACGAACTATCGACGGGCTCGCTAATCGACACCGAATGGTGCACGCAACAATTCATAAGAGAGGGGAAGTAAAATGCACAAAGATAAAGAATGGATAAACCAAGTTAAGAAAACAGACAAAGTCATAGAAGAATGGGGGTTTTTTCTTAACAGGCTCTTGAGCCTTAAAGAGGAAAAAGATAAGAAAGAAAAGGGGACATCTTAAAATGAGCACGCTACGCGATTATCCAAGCACCAAATGGTGCGAAGACTGCCGTGGCTCCTCGATGGTGGTAGACTTTGAGGCGGGGTTAGACTGTTGCGACGATTGCTTTGAAAGGGCCCACCCTGAGGAGTTTGCCGAATGGGTAAAAGAATGCGAGGAGGATAACTAATGGGATTTTGTTTACAGTGTGGAAACACAGAGCAGTCGGCACACTTCAATGTGTCCTATCATGGTGACGAATGTGACCAATGCATAAAAGATGACGACCCTGAAGCATATGCGGCATGGGTTAACGAGGAAAAATTAAAAAACAAAAGGAAAGGTGAAGAAATATGTCACATGACACAGACCATAATTTATATTTAGAAATCAGGGACGATGCGAGATATTCGACGGAGCTATCCGAAAAGGATTTTGCCGAAACTGTCGAGTCGAACATTGAGGACAGTGTGTGTGGGGTTGTTTACAAACTCACAAAGCACATGGAAAACTTGATAAGAGCTAAGAACAAAGAGGCACGGCACGCCTATGCTCATACTCTTAGGCCATTTGGCACCAACAACGAGCTTATGTCTTTTGACACAGGTGAAAAGGTTGTGCTCAAGTTTTTCATAAAACAGTTGGAGTCAATTTCTGAGGACCTTGATACACCATGGGTGGCAAGTCGCTTCTATAACAACGCAGATGATGGAAGGTAAAACCAATGAAAGGGAAGAAAATGTCGAGATTATTTCATTTTACTGACGGGGAACTTGAGCAGCTTATGGCAAAGGATAAGCTTATAGAGGACATGAAATTTCAATTGGCTTTAGGCTTAACCACAGTGGACAACCTGATGGTGTCCATTGAAGACCTATTGCCTGAGGAGAAGTTAGAAGAGGGCAAGGTGCCTGATTCATATAGAAACGCAGTGTATTGGAATGGAGACACCGATACGCTAATAAAAACGAGGGGTTAGCACCTTGCTAGTGCTAACGGGGTGACCGAATGGTGGGGTAACAGCCACTAAGGTACTCTTACTTGAGGGGGAACGTCGATTGATGCAGCCCTTAAGGAAATGCCCGATAGTTATAGGCGAAAGCTGTTGAAGCTATTGGGTGAGGTATTAAGACAAGCACTTGACGCTAACTGTTAACGGGTGCGCAGCGTGACTATACGTTGCAGTCTTGATTGCGGGTAACAAGTGAGTCCCGCCCCCTTACCCTTTTATAGGAGGATAAAATGTATAACAACAGACATGAAAACAACCAAGGCGCCGCGCTAAAATATTTAGCAAAAAGCGCATACGATAAACAAACACGCAAGGTGAGCATTCGCGTAAAGATTGCACTATTCTTCTTTTCGCTTGCACTCGCTTCGTTACTGCATTACATGAGAACACGTTAGGGGGGGGGATATGTTTACGCAGTCAAGTATAAAAAAATTCCAAAATTGTGAGTACCAATATAAACAAAGGTACATTGACCTGTACCGTAACAATGAGGAGGGTGCGCCGTTGGTTTTGGGAACCTTGGTGCACGCAGGATTGGAATCTTTTTTGCTTGGCGAACCCCTTGAGGTAGCCACAGACAGGATTAAAAGTGAATCTGAGCATTTCCTACTCTGTGAGGATTCACCGTTACAAGAACAGGCGATAGTCCTGCTCTGTGGCTACTATAAACGATATAAAGAACTACACAAACGCTACACCACTATATCGGTAGAGCAGGAGTTTACCATGCAATTTGGAGGGCATACAGTGGGTGGCAAATTTGATGGTGTTATGCAGGACAACGACACAGGTGAGATAATTCTAATCGAGCACAAAACGTGTGGCGATTGGACCGCCAAAAGTAAGATGGGCACCTATTGGCAGCAGCGCATGAATGCGTTTGATACTCAGCTTGTTATCTATCAGGAGGCATTGCGCCGCCAAAATGCAGACCTCAGACCACCTCGTATCATCTACGATGTAATCTTCAAGGACAAGTCCAAGATGAAAGACCCCGACAAGATGTTAGAGTTCTATATGTCCGACAATGCCCCGTACTACCGCGAAGAGCTAATATATACCCCACAGGACAGGGCAAGGGCTCTAAAAGAGTATGAACTGCTCTGTGGGCGCATACAGGACCGAATTAACGATGGCTTATGGTTGCGAAATACCAATGCCTGTCGTAAGGGGTGGGGCATGTGCGAATACTTCAAAGTCTGCCAAGGATTAGAGACACTCGATGGCGCAGAAAACTTAAACAAGGTGGAATCTGCTCACCCTGAGCTTCCCACCACAATGGAGGATAAAAATGAATAGATTTTCACTGAAACAAAAGGGGAATAAGAGAAAGAAACCACCCCCACGATTGATGCTCATAGGTGACCCCGGGATTGGTAAAACAACCTTTGCGGCAAACGCCAACAACCCAATTATTGTGGCAACCGAAAGTGGCAGTGTAGGCATTGATGTGCCCACGTTACCCATCGACGGCACCTGCCAAACGTGGCGCGATGTTGTCGATGCCATAGATGTGCTTATCGAGGAAGACCACCCCTATAAGACGGTCGCAATCGATACTTTGGATAGCGCAGTGTCTCTCTTAGAGAAGCAGGTGTGCGAGTTGGATTTTGGTGGTGTTATGAATGCGGCAAGGGGCAAAGAGGGCTTTAACTCTTTTGGCAAGGGCAACGCAGTGGTTGCTCAGAGACTGAAAGAGTTCCTGCACACCAAGCTCGACTTGCTGCAGCAAAAGGGCATACAGGTGCTGCTTCTAACGCATACGGGTGCTGCTAAGGTGAGCAATTCACTTAGTCAAGACTTTACAGCGTGCGCGGCATCTTTGCCCAAGCAGAGCCTCGCGGTGGTTAACTCTTGGTGTGACCAAATTGGTCATGCTTGTACGGACGTACGGGTTATCCAACGGGAAGGTGAAAAGAACAAAGCTCAGGCGGTGGGCTCAGAGCGTTGGTTGGTGTTTGAACCCGAACCCGGACGCTTGGTTAAAAGCAGGGTTGGCTATGAGATGCCCGCTAGGATTCCATTTAGCTATTCAAACTATGTGGAGACAATGGGGGTGGACCTTACCAAGGATGAGGCGAGCAAATGCGTAGAGCTTTTGTCCATAGTCTCAGAAGAAACACTTGCGACTGCCATGAGCAGCCTCAAGAAAACAACAAAACTTAATAATATTGATGAGTTAAACAAAGATGTCCTAGCGGGTTTAGGGTTAGACAAGCTACGACAACTTAACAATTGGCTTGCTACAAAAGCCATATAGGAGTGAATAATGATTAGTTATCCTGACAACAAAACAGCAGTAGAGACAAACGTACCTCAAGAGGGTGATTTTATCTTCCCAAAAAATACTTATGACTTCAGCATCACAAGTGCTGCCCATAAGACGTATAGAACAGGCACAGAGGGCATCGAGATTGAGTTGGAGGGCTACTATGCTTCCGGCAAAACATTCCGCTGCTTTGACCGGGTTTTCCTGACTGCCAATGCGATGTGGAAGCTTGACCAATTCTTGGCGGGTCTTGGGATGTCCAAGCGCCCTGAGAATGACGATGAGCTTTCGGGTTTAATCGGCAAGAAAGGTAAGGCTGTTATCGGACCAAACGATGACGGTTACCCCAAGGTGCTCAAGTACAACGAAATTGAAGTCGCAGAGGATTGGTCCAAAGTCGGACCCCCTGCTATCCAAACTTCAGAGGATGTACCTTTTTAGTATTGCCATAGTGCATTTTGCACGTTAACACTAATCAGTGGGCGCAATCCGTGTGGGTATCCTTTCCTACTCCCCTACACCCGTTCGGGTTGCGTCCCTTTAAGGGGAAAACAATGAACAATCACGAGTATATAGAGAATACTGACCTCGCCGCGGCCATAGCCGGATTGAGTCAGAACGTCAAAAGTTTGACGGAAGTTATTTCAACACTAAAGAAAGAAAGTAAGACAAAGAAAGAAAATATATCTAGTAAAATAAATAATAATATAAATACTAATAGTAAATATATATATAATAGCAAGGACTGTGCCAAAATCAACGAGGTTGTAGCACATTATAAGACCTATCATCCAAACGCCCTCAAACGCCTCTCTAAGAAGAGTAAAACCTTTTTAGGGGTAAAGGGTCGGCTAGGGGATGGATACAGCGTGACGGAGCTTGTGGAGGCTGTGGACGGTATGCATAAGTCACCTTTCCACTTAGGTCAGAACGAACAAAAGACAAAGTACCTTTCCTTGGAGCTTTGCATGAGAACCGCAGAGCAGGTGGAGCGGTTCATAGCTATTGCCCGGGACGATTCCCCGGACATGGGTGTGAACACAATGAAAACAGTTAACGCAGCGCAGGAGTGGCTAAAAAATGGATAACGAAGGTAGCATGTATTTTTTCAAGAGCCCATTCAATAGGCTCAATAAATTAATTTGCTCTATTTTTGGGTGCGTGATGCATCGTGTTACAGCGATGGCTTTCCCGCAGGACGAGATAGAGCCCATAGAGATATTGCTCGTTTGCCCGCGATGCAAACAAGCTCATTGCCATTTGTGGCCGCATATTAGTGGGGACGATATGGTGGACGATATGCTAAACGGGGTTGAATTTATGCCCGACTTTGATGTTAAAAACAAAACTTTAAACTAAGGGGAGAACAATGGAAGAATCAACAGTACATTTGCCGGGTGGCGCAAGTAGGTTTGGGGGTGGTTATCAGGACACGGCCATGTTGGTACGCAACGAGGCCAAGTTTGACACCCATACGGGGCCTGTCAGAACACAACATGATATGACTCCTAAAGAGATAGCTGCCTTGGAAAAGCACTACGGGGCCAAAATAAATATGGACGTTGTAGTAGACACGCATGGAACAATGGACGATGCAAGCATTTGCAACGGGTGGTACCATGCACAACATCGACGCAGACGATTGGCGAAGGAGGCATGGGAAGCGAATGGAAAAAACAGACAA